GCTTTGCTGAGAGCTTCGGGAGATAACTCATTGAAGGGTTGTACTTTTGGCGCAAGCTCGCTTGATTCAAGCGGAAGCATTCCAATGGTACGGCCTTCTACCACATCCTGTGGACGGATACCCGGAATTTCAGGGGCGATAGCTGCCCTAAAATCAAAAGGCCGTGGAACTGGCGGAGTAGAGACAGTTGTGCTCTCTGCGCGAGCTTCCACGGGTATATTTGGAACAGTTGTTGGAACTTCTGGCGCTTTAGATGTAAGAGATTCCCCAAATCTAGCGCCCCCTTCACTTGCAGCAAAGCCGTAAACTAATCCCTTACCCACTTCCCCTTGACCAAGAGCTTCTCCGGCTTGAGCAGCCATAGGACCTAGCATTGGCGTATAGCCTGCTAGAGTATGACCCAAACTTTCAATACCAGTAGTTTCCCGACCTTTTTGGAGTTCGGAAAGTTGGGCACCTAGAGTTCCTTGATACAGTTCTTGGCGGGCTTTAGCACTAAATGGAGCATTTATAGCTGCCGCGCCTAGCTGGATACCACCCATTCCTACTTCGCCACCTGCTTCTAACGCCTCTGCAACTTGATTCTGAAGCCAATGGGTCGCAGAAGTATCAGTATCAATGAAGGTTTTACCCTCTCTTGAGAGAGCGTGCCGGGCCGCGACCTCTGGTGGAATACCTTCCGCTGCTTCCTTCGTTCGACCATAGCCTAGATAGAGAGGCCCACCCGGCTTTGTCTGAACCGTACCAGCAGGGAGTTGGGGGATACTTCCACCCGCTTCGGGTCCTTTGGTTGGTAGGTTCTGGAAGCCTTTAAAGCGAACATCATATAGGAATTGCTTGGCATCATCAGGAAGAAAGTCGAGCTTATTTAATGCTCCGACAAAAGCATTGGTATCGCCCTGAGTATGATAGGCGTCCCATATTCCTTGGCGTTGGTCATCTGTAATGTGGGAACGGCGGAGAGTATCTAAAAGAACATCCTCACCCGGAGTCTGTGCTTGTGCCTGTTGAGGCATCTATGTCACCTTACTTTGGAGTCCAGTTGCTATTGCCGCCACTTGTAACTGCGGAAGCAGGAGATGATTCTGTTTGAGGATGGCTTCCCCACGGAGATTCTTCGTAGCCCATGCCGGGATGCTCTTGTGCCCAACGTTCGTATTGTGACCAATTGAAATCAGCTTTTTGCTTATCCATTTTTGCTTTATCAACATACTGTTGATATTTAAGTTGATTAGGAGTTGGGCCAGTCATTGCGCCTTTAGAAGTGTCGCTAGGAATTTCTCCTAATATTGGGTCTCCATATTGGGAAATATAATCTTTATATGGAAGGATAGGGGCTAGTTTGCTATAGACTTTCTGACGCTCATTTTGGAGAAAGCTGGATTGTTCACTGTAAGGATGTGGAACATTCTGTTCTGCGCTAGTTCTTGCGCCAGCGGCCATACCGTACATGCTAGACCAAATACGAGCTGCCTGTTCGCCTTTAGCTTTCACATCAGGGTCATCACTCATTTGCATGGCAATGATATCGCTTTGCGAGAAATTTCCTGACTTGACGCGAGCCATTCTAGCGGCTTTTTGAGCCTCTTGAAGCTGGTCAGCATTCAAATCGGAATAGGATTTAGCTCCATATTTTTTCATTACTTGGTCTACAGCAAGTTTTGAAGAGGGGTCAAGTTTGCCGCCATACCGAGCTTCTTCTGCTTGGTCGGCACGTTGCTTTGCTATATCAGCTTTCTGCTGATTGATATCAGCCTCTTGACCTAGATATTGACCGTGCTGTTTGAGATAATCAGCATATGCTTGCTCTTGATTAATTTGAGCAAGAGTATGCTCTGCCTGAAGTCGAGATTGAGCAAGCTGTAAAGGAAGCATCAAATCTTCTAATTGCTTTTGATGCTGGAACTGTTGGGCGCCCATTAACCCTTGAAAAGTTCGGGAAATAGCTCCGCCAGCTCCTTCAGGTCCACGAGGGCCGGGAGTCATAGCCGCAGTTAAGAATGCGTTATCAAGATAACTTGCTACAAGCGGATGCTTTTTCGCAAGCCAGCTATTAGCACTCATAGTTGCGTATGGACTGCGAAGCTTATCCACTTCCTGTTGATAAGGCGCAATTAAATCTTCATAGGTGGAATCGAAAGCCATTAGTGACCTCCGAGGAAGGGATTTGAAGTGGTATTAAAGTAATTAGATTGGCCAGCAGATAGGAGATTAGAACTAAGTAAAGGATTCATTCCTTTACCAGTTGCCGCTGTCATTCCTCCGCCAAATCCGCCACCCATCCCCATTGTTGCAGCACTAATACCCATTCCAACAAGTTGAGGTAACCAAGTGCCTAAACCGCTCTGAGATTGAGTAGAAGTCTGTCCCGTTTGCAGAGGATTATAACCCTGCATAGAACTAATTGCTCCACGTCGAACCTGTTCTGCGTTCAATAAAAGATTATTGAATGTCTGACTCTGCCGCGCAAGATTAGCTCGCTGAATACGGTTTAGATTGGAAGATAGAACCGCACTTCGATTAGCTACAGGCCCAAGCGCACGCTGATTCCATAGCAACTGTTGAGTGCTTGCATTTCCCATAGCCTGATTAGCGCGATTCGCATTTTGCAACTGTTGATTAAAGAAAGTCGCCAATAGCGGATTCTTTGCGTAGTCATTAAGAGTAGCCGCAATAGTAGGCTGAAAGCCTTGATAAACTCCCATAGAAGTAGGGTTATATTGATTAGTTGTCTTAGTTGTCTGGGTTGTAGACATTATAATACTTTCTTGAATCTAAATTCCGGTGCTGTGGAAACTTGTTCTGCCCCCCAATTTTTCATTACTTCAATCCAAGATTTGTCCGCCTCATGGACATTAAAGTAATATGACTTCGCTCCCTGAGACCATACAACTGTTTCTAAATCCCGCCAAAAAATAACTCTTGCTCTATTGTCCCAATTATCAGGAACAATAATTGGGTCAATTTCAGTTGCAACTCTCTGTACACCAAAAGCCGTTCCGCGCTGTGTATCAAGTGCCAATACAACGCAAGTTGCATCAAGGTCGCATTTATCTTTAATAGATTCTACTTCTTCAGGTGTAGCCAATCTAATTCTATTCATATTCCCTCTCATAAACCTAATTTAGTTTTAATATAAGTTACTAAGACTCCGCCCACTAATCCAAGACTTCCTGATGTGTACCATACTTTCTTTTCAATTTTAGAGACACGATTATTTAAGTCCCTATGTTCATTATATAGGAATTGTAATCCCTTATCTATCTTATCTCCTTGGTCTTTTACAGCTTGCGCTAAAGTTGCTTGACCTTTTATTAAATCTATTACCGTATTTTCTGAGATTTCCATTTTAAAAGTACCGAGATAAAGTAGAATTAGTTGTACCGCCCGCCAAACCTTTATTCCAAACTAAAGACATAAAATCAATAAGAATACCTTTACTATTAGCTACAGGAGATGCGAAACTATCATTTCCAAAATCAATGAAAGGTCTAAGAGCCGGATAGAAAGATGTAGTGGCTCCTGTATCTGTTCCAGAAGGGGTGATACTGCTTAAAAATCTAACTTCTCCGGTTACTCCTCTCGGAATTTGATGGGTAAAAGTCCCATTACCTGCCGAAATAGAGCCTCCTGAAATAGTAACTATTGTGCCTAAATCTATTGGGAGATTCGTACCAGTTGCCCAAGTTATATTTACTTGGCCATTAGGATGACTAAAAGAAGGTTGTTTATCAGAAAAACTTAAAGGCGAAATACTCATTGTATGAGTAATTACTGTAGAACCATCTGTTAAAAGAAAATCAATTGCTCCTTTAATAGAGCAGGAAATTTCTAATCTATAAATCTTTCCTTCGGTTGGAGTTAATGTAGTATCAAAAACTGTTCCGGTTGTATTAACTCTTGTACTGGGACTAGTTGTAAAATTCGTTACATATTCAAACTTAAATGTACTATCATTTATAGATGGCGCAGTAGTATCAGTATCATATCTTAAACCAATAAAATAAGGCGGTCTAGGTGTAGTAATTCCTGCTGAAACAGTTTGTATATAATTAGCAAGACCTACATACATAGAAGTATTCGCCATTGAAAAGGTAGCCGGAGACGAACTATTATTTCGTAATAGTTGAAAAACCCATATCATCTTCCAACCAGGATAATCAAAAAGAGGAAAACCATTTCCTCCGCCTGTGGAACCATTATCTAATTCTGCGAAAAGAGCGGCATTTGCGGATGCACTATTTGATTCTGCTATAACACCATTAAGCGGAAAAGCTCCACCTTGAAAGTTTACATATGTTCCCCCACCTAGTATATGCCAATTTAATCCGCTTCCCCAAGTTTGAATGGAAGAAGGAGGACCCGGAAAAACTGAAGGATTATTAAAATCTTCTCGTAACACCATATATGCAGGGTCAATTGCATGTATCGCATCTCCGTGAACTAGCCCATCGGACCCTCCTGCGGCAGCGGCTATAGTTACTGCGCCAAAAATATCGGGAGTTAAAGTAATATTTGCGCCAGCTTTTAAATTTAAAGTATCTTGAGTCTGGTTAGCAACATTGTTTGTTTTAAGCGCAATGTTAGCTTCTTTTTTAACCACAGAAACTTTTAAATCTTCAATAGCCTGTTTAACTCGGTCGGCCCATCTATTGAGGACCGCGACTTCGCCCGATGTTTGAAGTTTAGTAGCTTTTAGAGAAGGAATAGTCATAATTAGTATCTATTTAGAGGATATAAAACAATACTATATTCACCTAATAGAATGTCAGATGGAGTAGAGGACCCGTCTGAGGTGGCAGTAAAAGTAATCTTATAAAATCTATCCACTGCGGGATATCCTACAAAGAATGTTTTATAATCCCCGTAGATATTAGCCGCAAGAGCCGCGCTGCTTCTGACAGTTACCGGAGAATTGAATTCTGCCGCAGTAGTTGCACCTAGCACTGTGACTAAAGTTCCTGCAATAGAAGTTTCGACTTCTAATTCATTTATAGCTTTGCGCGTTAATGGGTCTCCTAAATCCAACCATGTTGTAGTAATGGTATGAGCAATTCCCACAGGAGTCGTGTCGCCTGAGCGGTCAGTGACAGTTGTCTTGTCGAACAACCGAACTTTACCGTTAGAATCGACCATCAACCATCTGGGAACGCCAAATAGGTTAAAGTAGAAGAGTCCCGAAATGAGGCTATCTGCAAGAGACCAGATGAACCATTCTTTCAGGCGAAGGTCGAACACGCATATTGTATCTGGGTCGGTATTAGAACCTGTAGGAATAGCTAAAAGATAAAAGTTATAAACGCCATCATTCACAAATGTCGCCCATGCGTTACTATCAGCCGCTTTGTTGATAGTATTTAAAGTTGCTTGAATGGGCGTACCGACATCTTGGTAGGTATTGAAATCACTAAGTATAACGCGATAATCTGGCGTCATCCACATTGCGCCGAGCGGAGTACCTTCCATAAAGACTATATTCCATACGTCTTGATTCACCAAACCGACTTCATTAAATACGATTTCTGGTTGGCTAAAGGTAGCGGCACTATCACCTGTGATTCTACGGATGTGGCGGGAAGTACCGACATATAAAGTTTGGCCATCGCTTAATAGACCCTTTGGCACTTCAGCGGTGCTAGAGATATCTAGTTGGTTGTCCGCAGGCCATGCTTCTTCATAACGTCCCGCAATAATTCCGGTATTGGTAGTTAACTCTGCAATGCTCTTGCTAAAGACAATAAATTGCCCGTCAATCATAAATAGACGGCCAAGATGCTTGATAGGAAAGTCTCCGTTGGGCGGAGGAGTATTATCAGCTACGCCGAACTCAAAACCATTGTCGTCAGTAAAGAGATAGGTATTTGCGAGCAGCAAATCTTGCTCAGGAACGCCGTCTTGGAAAACAGTTGTTGTATTGTCATCTATCTCGGTTAACAAATAAAGAATAGAAGGGTCTCCCCCATCGGCAGTTGCAAGGATAAGTCGCATATCCACTTGCGAATCTCCCGAAACAGGAATTCCACTAAGAGGAATTACACCGCCCGAAACGGCATTGGTAGAGGGGCTAATCGGCGAAAGGTCGCTTAAATGACCTGTAACTGAATTGCCAAACACCACATAATATCTTCGGCCTGAGAAGAGAGTAACTGGCCCATTTCCAACGGTTGCGCCCTCAATATTAATTTCATAAACCTTATGGTACATATCATCATGGCCGTCCAAGAATGCCATGACATAAACTTTGGAAAGGTCTTGACCATCAGGTAGAGCAATATGGTCCCACTGTTTCGGGCGATTGGCCACATCATAAACTTGGACCCAATTGGTCCCGCCATCTATTGTGTAATAGATACCTGCCGACCGCTTGGTAACAGTTTGTCCATCTGTTCCAGAAGTCGGTACTTCGCTTAGAACATTTAGAGTAATGTTATTAAGCGTAGAACTTAAAGCGGAGAAAGCCCACACGCAACCATTATATGCATGTGTATGCTGTCTTGTCGCAGAGGCATAAGTAGATTCATCGCCATCAAATACGTTGCCAGGATTCGTGTAGGAGCCAGTTGTGGAACTATCTAGTCCAAAGAAAAATCCTTGGTCTACTCCGCCTTCATAAGAACCGACATGCGCGTTTGGCCCCCAACCATTTGTCTGGGTAGCAGGGTAGACTCGATTAGCAGTAGTTAAAGTAGCGGCACTAGTTTCAGAAACGCCAGAAGGGTTATTAACAGTTACCGTAGTACTAGTCGAACTAACAACCGTAAAAGTTCCGTTATTGGCGCTTGTGCTAAAACCCGCAATCGTAACGATTGTACTGGCTAGAAGGGCATCTAAACCAGTTCCGGTATAAACAGTATTTCCACCAGAGGCAGTAGCAGCAGCGGACAGAGCGAAGCTTAATGCTCCCCCACCCGAAGGGGTCCCAACCAACAGAGCACTAGTGGGAGCCACGATTCCCCAATTACTAGACCCATTGGTAATATGCCATTTTTGAAGGTCGCCGCTTACGCCATCAGTAAAGAAAGCGTAATCACGAGAAATAACACAACGAGGATTGGTTGCTAAAGCAGCCGGGGTAAAGATTGTTTGAGCAACCCCAGAGCCATCCCAGTATATAACTTTATTCGTTAAAGAACCAGTTCCAGTCGCATCTGCAACTGTGGCAATAACTGTTCGTTCGGCTAATGTTTGATTCTCATAATCGTAAAGATGACGGGCTTTAAGTACCGCAGCAGCATTCGCAGAAGGAGTATGTTCATCTGAGGCTATGCTAGAGCCAGTATCCAACTGCGGTTTAAATGAACGATATCCCCAACGCCGTAGAAGCGAGTTGGTTTCTGGCGGCATAATATTAGTAAGCGCAAGAAACCTATCGGGGTTCTGTCCCGGTGGATTTGTAAAGTTATCTATACCTGCTCCACGCCAATCTCTGCGAGTATAGCGATACAAACCTTTTTCGGATTCAAGAGGAGTAATCTGAGCGTCAGGCATGGTTTAAAAGAACGGAGGCAAATATCCCAAGATTTGCTGATTAACATAGCTTCCAGCATCAGGCCGCATAAATTCAACGCCTTCTGGAAATAGATTCTTATCAACTACCATCTGTCTGTAACCGTCTTTGAAGGCTTGCATAGAAGCGGAGAATTGGGCCTCATCTCCGATTAATCTCCAAGCAAGAGCACTGATACCTTGAATAGCAATATCTTTATAGCGAATTGGAACTTGAGGAACATCGGTAACTAACGTTAAATCAGAACGGGCTTTAAAATATCTAAAGGTAAGAATGTATCCACCAATAGGCTCAATAGAATTGCTAGTAGGTTCGGCTGCACCGCTAATTGTTAAACCCGTATCTGGTTCGGTCCAATCGGTTCCAACCGCAATAGGAGAAACATTCTGTAAAGTTCTACTACCGGGGTCGCTGCGGTCATTGGTATAGTTAGTGGCCTCAACTGCATACACATTCCAATGAGAATAGCCAATCCCATTGGTAGCTGAATTAAAAACCAATTTGGGAGACCGAACAACTGCAACACTATTTGCTGCAATCATTTGAACTGCCGGAGTATTACAAGGCGAGCTTTCTTTACCTTCATCATCCACAAGAGTAATGGTAATAAAATAAACCCGTTTCGCTAACGCGCCGCTTACAGAAGAGTCGATAATAGGCGTGCTCGGAACGGGTTGATAGGTATTCTCGTTGTTGGGAGCAGGATAGATAGAAAGAATATTAGGACTATTTGGGTCCTGTCTCCATGCCGCAGGTTGACCGGGACGGCTCAAGCCACTAGAATAAGTAAGAACTGGCCCGATAGGAGCCTCTCGCATCCACTTTAAAGCGCGGAAGTTAGATAGGTCTCTAACAGTATCCTTACGAATCTTATCCACATCAGAAAGATTTAAGGCAGTTTCAACAGTCCCCGCTGGACGGCTTGCCGTTGGTCCAACCCAATAATCAGTCTGACCAAGCTCAGTAATAAAATACTGAGGGTCAGAAATCATAAAATCCCAATTAGACCAACGTTCCATTTCTTTCTGAACGCGGTCAGCATAGTCAATAAGGGCTGTCTGGGCCTTACCAGAAGTAGTAGAATCTAATTGTGAACGACAATCTTGGCTAACGCCATCTATCCAAGTTTGAACTGTATAGGCCACGTTTAGTTATCCGCATCCTTAACTTTTTCCCATGTTCTAGCGGTTACATAACCAGTAAAACCAACAGCAGTAAGTTTATAAACCCAAGGGTCAAGAACTAAGGGAGTAACGTTGTAATGAAAAAGCTGTGAAACTAAAGGAATAAAAAAGTTAAATGTAATTAGAAAACCCCAAGCCGCAAGTAACATCGGTCTAACATTTCGAGGAAGCCAACTCTGACTTTGCGCTTCTGCTTTAATTACGTCTGCTGATTGCTGAATTTCAGTAGTAATAGCATCTTCAATTTTACCCTGAAGTTCTAACTGAATTTTTGAAAGTTCGGTTTGAGCTTCTAAAGCTTTTGTGGGGTCAACTTTAAATGCCCCAACAATTTTAGCGAAAGCATCGCCAATACTACCACCAATAATATTTGTTAAACTAAATGCCATGAGGACCCTCTTGGGTGGGTCTATCCACCACTGTTAATGTAATCGCATCAAAATTCATTACCGCTCCTTCTAACTTCTCCCATAACTCTGCGAAAGCTGTACGGCTTTCTCCGATGAAATCGGTTGTATGCGTTTGACCAACAAGGATGCAACCTTCTGTATCCTTCGGCCAATTTCCCCAATGAATCAAGATGTTGCTTCGGTTGGGGATATTTTGGATATGCGGAATTTTACCCGCATATTTCTTAACCCAAGGGTCTCTGCTTTGCAGGAACTTTGGGCTAGGTGCTAATACCACTTGATAGGTCCCGGCAGGGATGGCCGAGCCGGGAAGCCCATCTTTGTGTGGTAATTCTAAAGTAAAGCATTCTGTCTCGCCGTCTACTGATAGCTGTCCAGTTGTAGAGTTATCAGTAGTGATGAGCCGTTGAAGGATTAGTTTCATTAGTTTCTGTATTCGGTGTTACTGAAATCGCTAACCTGCCCACCGACTGTTGCTGTAGTTAGAGGCTTGCCATTTCTGGCCATAATCTCCAACATCTTCTTATCCTTAGTAGGACGCAGAATTCGCATATCGGATTGGAATCGGTCACGAAGTAAACCGCGCATCTCTTTAGCAATATCAGGACGAACGAAGTGTTTGCCCGGATGATAATCAATTAGATTGATGGAAATCTTGCCGAAAGGCTTGTCAAACAAATCAACTTCTGGTACTTCAACATATTCCCAATTTTCTTGGTTCTCGTTAAAAGCTTCTTCTTCTTCCCACATTCGCTCATGCTTGACTTTCAAAGCTTCTTTTGCTGAAGCTCGTTGAGCTTTCGTGGGTGCTACATTTACTGCTATTGCTTTGCCGTTGTCGGCCATAATAAATACCTCTTATTCCTTGTGAGAAAGTTAGAAGGAAGGGCGGCAGGTTGTCCACCGCCCGACCAGCGCGTTTTACGGTAGCTGATGAAAAACGCTAAGTACCAGCGTACCGAAAATTAAGAAACAGAATTAGGCGTTGTTAACCGAATTCTGACCAGCAGAACGAGTACGGATAATCCAGTTTTGATTGGTGATGATTGCCTTGAAAGCAAACTTGTAACCAATCTTACGGGACTGTTGCAACGTATCAGTCTGTCCGCCGGGAGCCGCAGCATACACACGAAGGTTCTGTAGTTCAGAAACTTGATATGCATTGCGTGCAATGGCGAAAGAGCTATACGTCTTGTTTGCCCGCGCAGACGTTGCGTCTGTGTGAGCCGCAAAACCCGGAGCGTTTGACTTGACTACACGGAAACCCGCTAGTTCGTCAACTTCGCCCTTCCACAGACGTTCTGGCTTACCAAACTGGTTGGCTGCCTTGAAGTCTGGGTCGTTTTGCATTGTGGCATGGACCTGCGGAGGAACAACGAAGATGTAATCTCCGTCATCAAATGGCCGTCCACCATTATCCATTAGAGAGGCATGGATAGCAGTTAGGTCGGTATATCCGAGAGTATCGCTTGCAACAAGCGTGGTAGAAGTCTTGCTGTTGGGGAAGTACGTGCTGGTAGCTGCATCAAGCACGTTGAAGATTAGAATATCATACGTTTCGGCTGCGTGCAGGCCGAGAACATATAGGGCACGTCCGACCACATCATGCTTGGACGTTAGCTCTGCAAGGTCAGACAGGCGGAGCAATTTACCATACTGCTCGGCAACTGCCTGAAACTGCGACATGGTTAGGCCGTCTGCATCAGGGCTAACACCTTCAGTCAACTGCGTTGGAGAAAGCGTAGTAGAAAGCTTTTCCAAACGATTGAACTGAATC